CTCAAAAACTCGTTAGACGAAACGCAAGAGTCAATCGGTGCAGCACTGTTACCAGTTGTCGAGAAGGTGCTACCAGTGCTACAAAAGTTTGCTGACTGGGCACAAAAAAACCCACAAGCATTCCTGGCTATTGCCGGCGCAATCACCGCAATATCGGTAGCCATTTTGGCGGTCAACTTTGCGATGTCACTAAATCCGTTTACCGCTATTGCGGCAGGTGTCGCAGCTCTCGTAGTTGGCATTATTTACGCGTACAACAAATTTGAGACATTTAGAACCATTGTTAACGGCGTATTGAACGGCCTAATTTCAGGGTTTGAGTTTTTTGCTAACGCGTGGATTAACACCATAAACATGATTATTGACGGCATGAACCTGATTAACCCGTTTACGGACATACCGAAATTGCCAAACATAAATTTGCCAAGCATCGGTGGTGGCAGTGGTAGTGGTGCAGCATCGACCGGTGGTGCAGCTCGTAACGGTGGGGTGGGCGACATTTTGTCTACAGCACCAACAATGCCAACATTGACTGCACCGTTGCCAAGCGTCGGTGGTGGTGGCGGTGGTGGCGGCGGTACGCAAGGCCCGTCATACGCGCCCGTTAACGGCCCAATCGGTTATGTCGGTGGCATTCAAGACCGCATGGCAAACCGACCAGACGTAACTATTAACGTGACTGGCGGTATTTCAACCAGTGCACAAATCGGTCAATCTGTAGTTGACGCGCTCACGCAATACACACAAGTTTACGGGCCACTCAATCTGGCAATCAGATAAATGGCTGCAACAACACTTGTCACGGGCGGCACCTATTTGCTGGAATTGTCTACGGGTTACGACTCGTCAGCGTTCTACCTAGACGACTCAACATTGAACGGCACAGCTGTGCTTGACGGCGACGGCACCGACTATGTGGACATCACGCCCGTAGTACAAAACATTGGTATTAGTCGAGGACGACACAAACCGTTAGACGTGTTCGGGCCCGGCACAATGTCTGTCAGCATTAGCGTGCCCAACACCAACCGTGCCTATGACCCGTTAAACACATCTAGCGCGTATTACAACCAGTTGACCGAACAGCCAGGGCTAGCCCCGTTGCGGCAAATCCGTTTAAGCCGTAACGGCGAATACTTGTTTACTGGTCGAGTGACAACCTATAACCAGCAATACAACTTGGGCGGTTTGACCAGTTACCAGATATTTGCTGCCGACGACATTTATGTGCTATCACAAGGCAGTTTGCCCACTACGGCCACAAGTAGCCAAACCTCGTCAGCACGCATTACAGCCGTTTTGACAGCCGCAGCGTACACGGGCACCACATCCCTTACAGCCAGCCCTGTAACGACCCTAGGGGCTTACACCATCGCTAGTGGCACCAACGTAAACGCCTATCTAAACCGCATACAACAGGCCGAACAGGGCCGTATTTTTTGTAGCCGTACAAACGTGCTTACAGCCCAGCCACGCATCGGCACCACATTGGCAGCGCCTACGGTCATTTTTAACGACACTAATACGGCTACGCCTTACGACAACATTGTGGTCGAGTTTGACCAGCAATCGGTTATTAACAACAGCAACATCACTATTGAGTCTGGCGGCACGCTACAAAACGCCAGCGATGCAGACTCAATTAGCCAGTATTTTAAGCAAACGGAAGCGATTACAGACAGTTTGTTATCAAGCGACGCGCAAGCCGCCACACTGGCCAGTTATTTGCTGTATCCAACACCTAAGCCGCGTTTCACCAACGTGTCAACCACATTTGCCAGTTTGACCGATGCCCAAAAAAATACGTTGGCGCCCATAGAAATTGGCCAGACCGTGACCATCACCAAGTCGTTTGCCAGCGGTACGCCCACCACCGTGACACAAGATTTATCAGTTGAAGGCATTGACCACGTAATTGACATGAACACCGGGCACCGCATTAGCTTGTGGACATCACCAACCACCATTCTTAACGACTTTATTTTGGATGACATTACGTTTGGTGTGCTATCTACCACCAACGCGCTGGCATAGGATAAAGTACTGTCATGGCAAATACGCAGACCACCGTTCCGTTGTTTGTTTCTGGGGCAGTCCTCACAGCTGCACAACAAAACGCTAGTGCCGGCACAGGCGTACCAGTGTTTGCTACCACTGTTACTCGTGATGCCGCGTTTGGTGGCAGTAATAAAGCGTTGGCAGAGGGCCAGTTGTGTTACATCGAGGCCAGCAACATTGTGCAATATTATGATGGTGCGGCGTGGGCTACTGTCGGGCCGTCTACGGCTGGCGGTCTAGTTTTTATTACTGGCGCAAGTTTTAGTGCTGCATCTAGCGTAAGTTTGCCTGCATCAACTTTTACAAGCACTTACACAAATTATCGCATTTTATTAAATGTGTCTAGTTGTCCTTCTACCGTTTCTTCACTTAGGATGAGGTTCAGGGCATCGGGAACAGACAACACGGCATCTAATTATCAACAGGGTTACATGACTGACCAAGCATTTGCAAACACATTAACAACATTTGCGTATTTAACTAATTGTGTGTTTGGTGCTAGTGCAAACTTGAATGGCACTCAATCTATGGACATTTACAATCCACAATCCGCAGTAGCCGCCAGTTGGGTTTCACAAGGGCAGTATTTGACTACCAGTAACAACTCGCAGCAATCGTTGGCTGGCGGAGTTTTAACAGTGACAACCGCTTACGATGCAATCACTTTTTTGGGTGACTCAGGAACAATGACAGGAAACTACAAAGTTTATGGCTACGCAAACAGTTAAATCAACCGTACAAATTGGCGATGAAGTACGTGAAATGAACGATGCCGAATACGCGCAATACGAAATAGACCAAGCCGCAAATAAAGCCGCCGCACAAGCGCAAGCCGACAAAGCCACAGCTCGACAAGCCGTACTTGACAGGCTAGGAATAACAGCCGATGAAGTTGCGCTACTACTTGGCTAGCGTCATGCTCGCTCTTGTCCTGACCGCTTGCGAAACGACACGAACCAACGCACCACATAAAACACGCAACAGTGCGTTGACCCGATGCTCGACTATTACTCAATGTGAAAGAGTCAGCAATGGCTAAAGACCGTTCAGAAATTGACTACCTACACGCACGCATGATTGTGTTTGTGGCTTGCACAATCGCAATAACATTTGCTGTCACCGTTATTGGCTTTGTTTACTTTTTAGGATTTGTTGACCAACCAGTAGAACAATCACCAAATGACGCAGCATTTATAGACTTACTTAAAACGCTCTCAATTTTTATGACCGGCACATTGTCTGGTTTAGTTGCCGCTAACGGCCTTAAAAGAAAACCTGATGATGGCAGTACTACCAGCCAACCCTAAAGTCATCGGGTCTAAACCGTACACAGGCAACAGTGACGGTGCATCTACAGGGCCGCGTGCCGGAATGGATGAGTGGATTAGGCAAGCCATCAAGCATGGTGCAGGCGCGTTTTGGAATAACGGCTCTTGGGGAGTACGCAATATGCGTGGCAGTGAAACATCCTTAAGTGTTCATGCCACTGGTCGAGCAGTTGACTTGTCATACAGACCGTCAGAAAAACAGCCAACAGCAAACCGTAAAGGCACTATTGCGTTTATAAACATTGTGTTAGCCAACGCAAACGAATTAGGCGTTGAGTGCGTGCTCGATTATTTCCCAAAAGCATTTGGGCGTGGCTGGCGGTGTGACCGTCAAGCGTGGAAGTCGTACAGCAAGCCAGAAATACACGGCGCACCCGGCGGAGATTGGCTGCACGTCGAGATAAACCCACAGATGGCAGACCAGCCAAACCTTGTAAAACAAGCGTTTCAGAGAGTATTCACCGAATTGCCACACTGATGCTCTAGGGTCGAAGTACCGACGATTGGAGACAACATGGCAGATGCCAAAACTTATGTGTACGAGGTTTACACCACACATTTAGACACCGAACAGATGGTGCTTGTACAGATATTTCGTGACCCTGTAACAGACAAAGTGCTACACGCGCAAATTGCGTTTAAAAATGCGATTGGCGACAGCTGGGGCACCCCATACCAGTTGGAGAAAAAATGACGTTTTTAAGCATCAAAATAGGCGCATGGTTCATTACTGGTTTAGCGGCGTTTACGTTGCTCTGGGATGCTAGTAAGCCATCTGAGAGCCATCTACAGACCACAGGACAAATAACCATTGTGCTAAACAGCGTTGTGCCCACGTTGCCAACCGTTGCGCCAACTACCACTTTGTCGTATAAGGGTTGCATGGAATATTTAAACGATGCAATTGTGGCTGGCTGGCCAATTGCCGAGTCACCAATGATTTTGCGTGTAATGCAACGCGAAAGCCGATGCGTACCAACAGCTTTAAACGCAGCTGACAGCAACAACGGCAGTCGAGGATTATTTCAAATAAACGGCGTGCATCAAACATGGCTCATCAAAGACGGTTACATCAAAAAACTCGATGATTTATATAACCCAGATGTGAATATCCGTGCCGCGTTACACCTATGGTCTAAGGTTGGCTGGTCGGCATGGGCGCTGCCCAACCCATGACCGACATACCATTTCCCGAACCCGGCATAACACAGGAGACCCGACAGATGTATCCAAATAACTACAGCGACAAAATGGGCAAAGTGTTTACGAACATGATTGACGAAATTGTGCGCCCAAATCATGTACCGCGCCCTGAACCAGTTGACCACAGCATTTTGCTTGATGAGCTGGTGCTGATGTATGACGCACACATGACTATTGGCGGTGAGCAAAACAGGTTTAACGCATCAGTAATTAAAGCGGCAATAAATGTTATTAAAGCCCTGTAGAAAATGCGGTTTGAACATGACCGGTACTCGACACGCAACCAACCCTACAAAAGTATTGTGGTGTCACCCTGGCTTAAAAGCTTGTGCTAAAGTCAAACCTATACCGACAATAAGGAGTAGGCATGAGCAGTGAACAGGTGATAATCAGTCTTGACCAGTACGACAAAAACAAAGTGTTAAACATTGTTGCAACGTGTGAAGCACAAATAAAGTTGCGTAAACAACGCGAAAGTTTTGTGCACCCAAATACCGCTGGCACAACAAAAATTGGTTACACAGCCGAATTAGCGTTTGCTAAATGGCTGGGCGTACCGTTTAGTTACAGGCCGTATGACCGGCTAAGCACCGATGTCATGGGCTATCAAATTAAAGCAACATTGCTGACCGCTGGCTGTCTCATAAAAAAGATAACGAACCCTGCAGGCGTGTACGTGTTAGGAACAGTCAACGACACATACGATGTAGTCACATTTCGTGGCTGGATGCTAAGCAACGAAATTGAACACGAATGCTACTGGCGTACAGATGTACCTAATCCTGCATGGTTTGTGCCACAATCACAGCTTTGGTCAATGAGCGAATTAACCGCTACAAAAGAATTGGCGGAATACAATGGCGCATTTTGATTTATCGTTGTACGAGACAGTCGCTCAACGGCTTGTGCGTTGGTGGACAGAATACCCAGAGGGCCGCATCATCACGTCAATACATCACTACGACGGCTCAACCATCATTATGCGTGCAGAGTGCTACAACAACGATGACCGACTCATTGCCACTGGTTATGCAGAGGAAGTGTTCGGCAATAGCCCAGTTAACAAAACATCATTTTTAGAAAATTGCGAAACAAGCGCTATTGGCCGTGCAATCAGCAATAGTCGCATTGGGCACACAGGCGAACGCGCATCGTCTACCGAAATGGAGAAAGTAAACAGGGTTAATAGTGAGCCGGCTCGACCAGACAGTCACGGCAGCGCTACACCTAAACAGATTGGGTTTCTTAAATCATTGGCACGCGGTAAGGGTTGGGACGATGTGCATTTGCTTGAATACATCCACCGATTGTTACAAGTTGATGACGTTGTAGTGGAGACGTTGACAGCTGGTCAATGTTCGACCGTTATAGATGGGCTAAAGAAATGACATATTACAGCGAAAAGGATTACGGCATTTTGCATGACCATTGCCAAGCGATTGCGCGTGAGAGTGACGGGTTAAAAATACGCATTATGACATTGCTAAGCAAAATTGAAGAATTGTCAGATGAAGTAGATTTCCTGCATGAGAAATTACGTAGGGAGATGCCATGAGTCGCACAGTTTGGCTTGCATTAGCGCTAACAGTGTTATGCACCGTTCTGATGGC